CCGCGATGCTTTTATTCCTCCCAAACCATATCCATCATGGGTTTTAAACGAAACAACTTGTTTGTGGGATGCACCAATTCCAATGCCTAATGATGACAAAAAATATAAATGGGATGAAGAAACTATTGCTTGGGTTGAAATAACTTAAAATTTATTTAAAAAATACTTGAATTGAAATATGTCCGACATTGATTTGGTCAAATATGGCGTGCTATGGCAAAAGGTCGAATCTATGGAGGCCAAAATTGACAAAATGGAAGCCCAATTAGAAACGCTAATTGAATTGGCTAACAAAGGTCGTGGTGGCTTTTGGATGGGCATGGCATTTGTGTCCGCAACTTCGACCGTTCTTGGTTACATTTCACACTATTGGTCAAAGTAAATGAATGCGTTGGCTCATACTTTTATTATTGTTTGGGCTAGTGGGTGCGGTAGCCAAGAATGGCTGTCACGTTAGAGAATTCTATGGAATTGGATACACCATCCATGACCCAACTGATCGACATTTCAAGATGTTGGCTTGGCTTGAAAACAATGCCAAATATTGCAAGACTTCCGACTATGTTGTTATTTGGAACAACTTGTCGGAGTGGGCGGGTGCAGCGGATAGCACTTGGTTAAGGGCGGCAGTCATTCACGGGTACAAAGAAGCACAAGAGCGTGAAAAATGATAGACACGATCAAGTTATTTCCAACCGTTCAGCCGTCAGGGTATCCCGACAAGCATGATCTTGCCCAAGTCAAGTTAGAAAAACAGCATGAAATGAACAAGGCAAATGAGTTAGCCAAGCAAAAGCAGACTCAATTGCAAGAAATAAGTTTTGAGATTTATTGCAAAAAGGTAAATCAAGAGCGCATCCGTATGGAAATATTCCAAAACCGCAAATTGGACATTTACGTTTAAATATGGTCACTAAAAAAGCCCCTGCCAAAGTAGCGCCCGTTAAAAGGCGTACACCCAAACCTAAAGCTGAACAAACAATCAATGTGTCTGTGGCTGCCCCAACCGCTAAATCTGAACCCAAAAAAGACGATAGCGCCCTTGGTAAAGTTATTGGTTTGATTGAATGGGTAGACAACCCTTTTAAGTTGTTTACGGTGATCTTGTTGTCGTTCTTATTCTTTGCGGGTTACTTTGCTTGGGATTCTAGGCAAGTCATTCTTCATGCCATCACCACTCAGGACAAAATGCCTCAATTGGCTAAACAAGAAAACTTGCTTGTCCCTGCCCGTAGCCTGATGAAAGATGTTGATGGAATTGTTGTATTGGTTCACAAAGCCAATTTAACAACAAATAGCCGCACAACCGTATTGGCATTAAATGCTGATGGCTCACGCGAAAAATCAATGGAAGGAACGGTTACTTCATTGTTTAATGCAAGCGCAGATCGTAATGGCGCAATGGTTGCCATGCTCAATGGTGAGGTTCTTTGCGAGGAATTCAGCCCGTCATCCAAGGTAGGTGAATGGGGCGCAAAACAAGGCGTAAAGTTCATGTGTAGAGGCTCAATCCCGCCCGATATGGGTAAGTTTGCGGGATATGTTGCTATTGGATTTAAAAACAAGCCTGAAGATATTGCGGCACTAAAGACCCGCATTAACTTGGCTGCAACCGATATGTCGGAGGAATAAAATGTTTGAAGTTTTAAGTGGTGGTCTATTAGGTTCAATTTTTGGTGGCGTGTTTCGCCTTGCCCCTGAAGTTCTTAAATGGATGGACAAGAAAAACGAGCGTCAACACGAACTAAATATGTTTAAGTTCCAATGCGACTTGGAAGCCCAACGTGGTCAACAAAAACTAGCCGAAATTGGCGCACAACGCGAGGCCGCAATTGATGTGGGCGTGATGGATGCGTTTAACAACGCCATCACACAGCAAGCGGAGATGGTTAAAGCAGCGGGTGGATGGGTAGCAAGCCTGTCGGCCTCTGTGCGCCCTGTGGTGACTTATTGGGTGCTTTTTGTGTGGTCATTTATCCATGTTTGGTTTGCTTGGAACGCATGGATTGGCGGTGCGCCCGCTGTCGAAGTGTTTAAAACCATGATGACCCCTGACTTTTCAGCTTTGTTATCAGGGACAATCAATTATTGGTTTCTTGACCGTACATTGGCTAAGAGGGGCATATGAACTTAGAGTTGGCAGCATCCCTTTGTCGCCAATTTGAGGGGTTTAGGAGTAAACCCTACCTATGCCCTGCGGGGATCGCCACGATTGGTTATGGCTCAACTTACTATTCTGACGGGCGCAAAGTGACCTTAGAAGATGCCCCTATGGATGAGTTTACCGCAAGGGCGTTGTTGATGGCAGAACTTGAGCATACTTACTTGCCAAGCGTTTTGAGGCAATGCCCAATTCTTGCAACCGATGAGCGCAAATGCAACGCCATCGTGGACTTTGTTTATAACCTTGGAAATGGGCGACTTCAAACTTCAACCCTTAAGCGCAAGATCAACGCACAAGATTGGGACGGGGCAAAAGAGCAATTGATGCTATGGACTAAAGGGGGGGGTAAAGTGTTGCCTGGCCTCCTAAAGCGCAGAAAAGCCGAATGCGCCCTTATTTCTTAGCCTCTTTAATAAAACACCCAAAACTTCCAATTGTGTCCTTGCCAAAAGGAAGCGGCTCAATGCGTTTTGCGTAGTCATCAAGGGCATCGTTCCAACCCGCATCGTAAGCCGCGCATACAGCGTCTATGGCGGTTTCCTGAGCGCCCGTCATGCGTAGCAATGCAACCAAGTCATCTTTTGTCATTGTTTTGCCTCAAGTGTTTACCCGTTAAGCGCATGATCCAACAAGATTGACAAATCCACTTATGCCCCATATCAACCCCGCCCTCGGGGGGCTTGACTTCATCACATTTATTACAAGATCGTAATCTATGAACGGGCTGAGTTTTGCCTAGTTCGATTGGATACATTGCCATTCTCTTTCATTACGCCCTGAATTGGATTTCACGGTGTTGCCCGTCAATTGAATAAGCCCAATAATTTTCATTTCATTAAGCCGCCTAGCCACTTGATTGCCGTCTAACATTGTCAAAGCCGAAATGCCGTCTTTCCCAAGCGGCCCGTAAAACTTGAGGCAATCAAAAATAACTTGGTGGTGTTGCGGTGCAACATCTTTGATCGACTCCGCTGCCTCAAACGATGTTACGGGGTCATTGGCTCTGACTCTTGGAAATTCGGGAAATATTCTGTCAAACATTTTTTTGTAGTCCATGATGTGTCCTTGTTGGGTGGGGGGATTACTGTTCGTCCGCAAGCTAGGATTACCCTTTGCACAGCTTTCCCCCCGTTAATCAAAATGGGATGTCATCCCCGTCATCTTTTGGCAAACCTTGATAACCCTCTTTTGGTTTTTGCTCAAACACTTGAAACCAACCTTTAAAGTTTTCCCCAACAGGCAAGGAATCTAATTTTATTGAAATTTTCCCCGTTTCATTGATAAACAATGTGCCGTGAGTTGTCCAGGCGGTTTTGGTTTTACCCTCTGATTCATATTCACGGGCTGCGAATTTAATATCAAGCATTTTTTTAGACATTTTTGACTTTCATAAGTTGAGCAATTTTGATGTCAAGTTCATTTAAGAATCTGACAATTTCGGCTTCTGCTTGTTTGATAAACAAATCGTCCCTTGGGACACGTTTAACAAACAATTGAAGTTCTTGGGGTAGGCGGTTGTCAAAGCTGACAAAATCGCACCATGAACGCCCCGTACACGCAAGTTGAAATTGCATTTGCGTGTTGTATTTGCTTGGCACATTTTGGGATAGCAAAGTCTCAATGTGCGTGGCGGTATTGGGGCATTTAATCTCTAACAGGCCATCGTCCCCCACAAGACCATCAGGGGACGCACCCGCCATGATGATTGAGGGATGGGGGACAAACCCCACTTCATCAACCAAAACGTCTGCATGAGCCTCATAAGCGGCTCGGGCTAAAGGCTCTGTGTCTGTTCCATGTTGCATTGCAGCATTGGTAAAACTTTCCCCTTTTTCACCCGTTAGGCGTTCGCAAACCAATTGCGCCATGTAGTTGTCGCGGCTTGCTGAATAGCCTGTTTTGGTCTTGGCAATCACATCAGCTACACGGGATGCGGTGACTTTGCCAATTCTTGCCTCAAACCATGCGTCCGAGCCTTGATCCATCATTTCAATCATTTTTTCTCCTATTTCACGTTTGCGCCACATTAAAATTTCGCCTTGGCTTTGTCTTTTGCTGCTATTACTTTTAATTGCCAAGTCTTGTTGTTATCGCAAGCGGCATAAGCAATTTTGTAAGCAATCTTTAAAGCATCTTCTGTAGGTGCGTTTTCAATAGCCTCAAACAACTCTGTCATGCTGTCAGGATCGATGGTTGTTGGTGCAACATCGTGTGTGTGTGCATCAGCATCATTGTCACCCTCGGTTGGAATGGCAAACGCTTGGAATGCGGCATATTTGTATGCGGCACTCATTGCCTTGTTGGTGGCCTTGTCGCCTGAATCCATTGCCTCGCCAAAAGTCTTAACCGTGTGTTTAGAACCATCCTCCGCACTAACAAAGTCAAACTCGGCCTCCACAACCACATAAAATAGATTGCCGCCCTTGGCGCTCATTCTGTCGGTGCATTCACGGGTAAGCATACGGGGCAAGATGCACAAGCCATGTTTTGCCAACAATGGGCTGATTGCGTTGTAAACATCGTCAATGCCTCGGAATTTATACCCCGAGCCTTGGGAGTTCACGCGATCTTTGGAAATGCCAATCTTGGCTAAATCTGATTGAATGGCGTTGATTGCTTGATAAACTTTCATGCTTCTTCCTTTAAATAAGCCGTGAGGCGTTTGATTCGGTCTGAGTGGTAGTCAGCCATGCGTTTTGCGTATTCTTGGGCGCTAAGAGCGTCTAACAGCTTGCGTTGGGCTGATTCAAGTTCTTTGGCTGCTATTTCTTTTGCTGATGGCAAGCGCCAATAGTCTTTGATTTGGTCAAGCATGATTAACCCCTCCAAGCCAACATTACGCCAATGCCGCCAAAAATAATGATGGCAAGCACACATTCAATCAAGGTGGTGATGATCTTAGATTTCATTGCGGTCTTTCTGAATTTGTGCAAAGTTTGCTTTGGTTTCTTGCATGATGCGTTTGTATTCAACATCAGGGATGTCGTAAGTGATGTGGTTGCCCTGTTCATCAAACACAAAGACATCAAACATTTCTTTGTAATCTGAATCGTGTGGGTAGTTGATTTGTTCAGGGTAGTAGTCATAACCAACCTTGACGTTTTCAATGGTTTCACCGTTGTCGTATGAGACAACATCGTCAAAGTAGTATTGGAGTTTTGTATCAATCATGCATCGTCCTTAAAAGTCCCTTATGCGTTGTGCTAGGGCATGGGTTAACTATAACCTAGCCTATGGATAAGTCAACAAGTATTTAGTTAGGACTTACCCTAATGTCGCATTTATGCAAATAGGGTATAGTCAAGCCTATGGACAAACACAAGTTTATTGCATTAGCAGGCTCACAGAGTGAGCTTGCCCGCATATTGGGGATTAAACAGCCATCGGTTGCTCAATGGAAAACTGTGCCTCAAGCAAGAATTTGGCAATTAAAGTTGTTGCGTCCTGA